TCATCACCCCGCACTTCTGCTATCTTTCTCTCTTCAACCTGAAAATCCTGCCTAGCCTTCTGCATGCCCTCGGCGTGAACATTGGCCCTGCCCTCCGCGTCAATTGCGGCCTGACGCGCTTCAGCGGTCCGCCCCTGAGCAGCAAGCTCCCTGGCCTGCTGCATGCCCCATCTTTGCTGGGCATCAAACATGGCCAGCTGGCGTCTTTCGTTCGCCTGGAATACCTGACTCTGCTGGTCAGCGCGCATCTTGGCGTATCCCATCGCCTGCTGCGCCTGTCTCGCCTGTTGCTTCTGTCGGAACTGACCGAGAGCGCCTAAGTAATTCAGGCCAAGCATCTGGCCGATATCGCCTTCATGTCGAATCGTTATGGGCACGGTGTATCCTCAATTTGTAAAACTAGTTCAGGCAGTAGGCGTTCATGACCTTAACCTACATGCTGGTCACCCTGTACACCCTGTGTTGGAAAAATTGGCCTCTGTTTTGGCCAGGGCTGCCAAGCCGGAAAACCGCCCATCTTTGTCGCACCAGGTCCATAGGGATGTCCTTGCATTACGTGTCCTGGGAAGGCCATTGCGCCCTGTGCAATGGCCGCCCCACCGCCATAGCCTATTGGTCCCAACCCCTGCTGCGCCAACGCCGGGTTCATCGGGTTGTAATACGTCCTCTGGACCCCTGGCCGTGACCAACTTGAATCTCTGGCGTGCATTGCATCAGATATGCCGGCAGAGCCGCCCATCCGTGCGGCAATGTCTCGGTAAGGAACACCTTCTGCGGTGAGTTTCATGCCACGCGGTAGGCCGCCATATCCGTAAGTTCTGCTCGCTAGTCCTGGAAACTTACTGGCGAGAGACCTCTGACCGCCTCCATATCCGTAACCCACACCACCGGCACCAGCCAGTCGCATAGTGTCAATAGCCGCCTGTACATTCGGATACTGATCCACCCTGCTATCCATATATCTCAATACGTCTCCAGATAGCTGCCTGTCCAAATCGGCCCGCTGTCTGGCAAGAAGACTCAGGGCACCAGCCCTCTGTTGGCCCAGGTCACCCACGTCCTGATAAGTCTTGGATGTAATTAGTCCACGGCTCAATGCGTCATTCTTCAGTCCACCTTCCATGTCGGCATAATGCCGAACAATCTCATCCTCCCTGTCCTTGAGGGCATCCAGCCCCCGCTCCCTTGCGCCGGCGTATCCACCAGCGGCTGCATCCCTTTCGCTCTTCCCACCACGAATAACGTCATATCTCTCCTCCTTTACCTTGTGCGCCTTGTCCCAGGCGTCGGCAACGGTTTGAGGGTAACTTTTAGATCCCATTACATTCTCCAGTTAAGACATGAGTAATCGTTGATAGTATCCGCCGGGCATAGACCCTCTTGAGGGGTCGTATGGTATTCCACCGCCACCGCCAAAACTCGGATCAAGGATCGGGTTCATGGCAAGAGCGCCCGCATAGCCGGCGTTCTGGATCGGGCCGGGATATGTCCCAGCGCCGAACCCAGCTTCCGGAGGAGAGACCCTATTGGTCACATTTGGAATGCCGAACGACGGTAGTGTTGTTTGTAAGTTCGTTTGACCGCTGGATACCTGACGTGGCAAATTATTTTTGTTGGGTGGCTGCTTCATCCTGTACTGGCTGCGCAAGCCGTACCCAATATCGCCTCGGACCGATTCACCTTGATTGTCGCCAGCCGAGGCGTTGCTAGTTTCACCATGGGCCAAGCCGCCTTGCATATAACCGTGCGGCCCTCTCGGTTCTGGATAATCAATGTTTCGCATGACTTCTGATCCTAAACCAAAGTAAGTTCAACCATTTCTGTATTTGACGACAGCCCCTGCACTGCGGGACGTTAAAGAACCGCATCACCCGGAACACCATATCTCCCGGTCCATAAAAAGTAACGCAACACTGCCACGCCGTTTTCTCTTTCTTGCTTGTCCCGCACCTAATACATAGTACCCGCTCTCCGTTGGATTCAAAGAAAACTCGCTCAAACTGGCAGGGTTGCGGTTCTGCCGACATCTGGCAGCGGTAGTCAATAAATACGCTCAATCGGAACCATTTGAACTTGGTAAGGCGTGCCAGCTTCGTGAGTATGTGCTCCGCCATATAACTGTCCCCCGTGCTGATGTGCAGACGCTGACGCATCGTGTTCGTGACCAGGGTCGTCCATGCCGTGTGGGTGCTCTCCGTCTTTCTCGATCACCAAATCATGACGATGAGTGCCACCACCGTGTTTATGGAAACCGTCAGCATCGCCATCACTTGTTTTTTCAGGGTGCTCATGACCAGCATTGTTTCCTTGATGAGTATGGGCACCGTCCTCTGCCGACTTGGAGATGGGATGACCATGTGGGTCATGAGTCAAACTGACGCCTTCGCGATGCAATATAGTTCCTGATCCAATAACTATTGCTCCAGCCTCCTCCGCCATAAGGGTATACCCAGAACCTTCATCTACCGGACCAATGTTCGGGACAACACTGTGAACATGTGTTGCATGATCCTCGAAACAGGCAACAACGTCTGCGGAACTGTGCGCAGCAAGAATTACGTCATCTGCAAGGTTTATGTCATGCTCGTGTTGGCCACCTTCTGTCCAGTTGTCAACCGTGTCCTTAAGCAAAGAAACTGTGTGATGGTGCCCGCCACCGACGTGAGAATGCGACCCCCCCTTAATCTCAACCGTATGCGGATGCTCGTCACCATTCTCAGCTTTAATATCGGTGTAACTCAAGCCAACCGTCACTAATGGCTCGGCAGGAGTAGTACGGAAGCTGTGCGTATGAGCACCGCCGGAAGGGATCGTGTCCGCCTCCATGATGTTGCCTAACGTGCCGTTGCTCCGGGTCGTATGCAAAAAGCTATCAATACACCTGATCCCGCTACCGCCTGCCCTGAGTGCGTTTGCCACGCCATCCGCAAGCACACAACCAGCTGGCAGCGATGCGATACTCAGACCCCAGAAAACAACTGCACCTACAGGAATGCCAGATCCAGTATTCGCCTGCTGGATTGCCAGGAAGTTCCTTCTGTACTCCGAGTCCTCACACGGATTCCGGACAAGCCTTGAGGGTCGTTGGGAATAACTCACGGCAGTTTCTCAATTGGTATTAAGTAGCATCGCCTCGGCTTTGCTTCTTCGTGTGTGTGCCTACCGTCAGTGGCTACTGCCACATGGGTATGTACGTCAATTTCGATAGGGTGTGTGTGCCCTGTATCAGTAATGGCGTGGGTGTGATCAGTAACTCTGTCTGTCGTAAACACATGCTCATGCGAGCCGCCATAGTGCGTATGGTACCCAATACCGCTGACACTGGATGGATGACTATGCGGTGACGACTTGTGCGTATGCAGTCCATTTACCACCACTGTTGCATCGTGATCGTGACCTGCTACGTGTACTAAAGAAGCCCCGTCTTCTGCATTGTGTTCCAGGACAGTGCCGGGATCAGCGCCTCCTGTCCTGACAAGGTTGATATCCACGCCTACCGGGTTGTGGGTCGCTACATTTTCTTCAACGTTAATAGAATGCGTATGGTCCGGATGGTCGGCTACCATTGCAACCACCTGAACTGAAGTATGCGCCGTAACCACCACTTGATCATCCTCATCTGCATCATGGGTATGGATATGACCCCCGGTCGAGTTAGTGTCAATCTGTTCTGGCGATACATTCACGGGGTGCTCGTGCCAGCCTCCATGATGCTGGTGGCTCCCTCCATACAAAGAGCCAGAATGATAATGAGATCCAGCCCCAGTAACAGTATCAATCTCTGTGTAGGCATTTTCTAAATCTGTACTGACCGTCTTGTTTTCCAAGGCGACCGTGTGATCATGCCCGCCCTCCCTGGCCCCTCCAATTCTCCATGACACGCCTACTTCCGAATTAGTACCGGTATGAACAATCAGCCAATTCACAACGTTCAGGCCGCTGCCAGTTGAGTTCCCGTAGCTATCAGCAATCCCCCAGCCGTTTGGAATGGTACTGGTCGGACGAGACCACATGAGAATAATCCCAGCAGGTAAGCCATCCACTGCATCAGCCTGCCTGCTGAAATTTCTCCGGTCCTCCGAGTCGCTACAGGTGTATGGAGTTCGCCTTCCCAACCCCGACGAACCCGGCACGGCAGTGTCAGATAAGTTTTCGATTGGCATCAGCATGATCCCACTAACGTTCACTTCGTGCGTGTGACCATCGTCCGGAGAAATAGCGACGATGGAGTGGGTATGCGTGTCTATGGAACCATCTGGATGCTTGTGTTCTTTGTCAGTTACCGGATGTTTGTGCTTATTTGTAAGAGGCATCTCGTAGTCATGCGGATGGTCTCCGCTATAAGGATGACTATGGTTGGTGATTGTCAGTTCAACCTCATGGCTATGCGGCTTGGTCTCATGAGTATGGACATCTGTAACGAGTATATCTACTGAATCCGGGAAGACAGATGCAGACAGCGTTAGCGGGTGGGTGTGAGTATGAGTGAGTTCGCCAGTGCTGGCTACGTGTTCCAAAAGCTCGCCACCAGGGTGACCTGTGCTGGCAGCATTTAGGTTCCCGTAAGACTGATACCCTGTGGTTTCCACTGCATTTACGCCGACATCACTACCAGTGGCCACCGTACCAGACCCTGTGGGAAGCAAATGGTTGTGGCCTGTGTCGATTCCCAAATGGTCACCCAAGGAGGCAGTAACTTCTGCCGCTGTATGCGACAGTGAGGTATCACCGGAAGTAGTGCCATCGTGATCGTGAGTAGCACCTACTGCATTGCCGACAACCTCGTCAGCTTCGTCTGTGTTGAACTTATGAGCATGGTAGCCGCCTACATGTGAATGCGTCCCGGATTTAGGATCAAGTCCGTGCGGATGTTTATGCTCACCATCTAATTTTGTTTCAGTGATATTAGTCTTCTTCAGATTCACAGTAACGACTATCGGTGGTTCTTCCGCCCCGATGGACCCGCCATGGGTATGCGGCTCTGAAAGACCGGTAGGCTGTGCTCCGACATAGGTGCCGGCCCCCGTGCTGGTCATTTTGCAAAACGGATGGCCGGTAGTCAGATTGAGACCAGACCCTGCCGAATTATCACTTCCGTCACACAAGGCCCAGCCGGTCGGGATGTTGGAAGCTGTCCCGGTCCAATAGACGATGACTCCCGCCTTGGAACCGGCGACTGGTCCCATCATCGCCCGGTTCCTTTCACCCTTGTTGCATGGTGAGCCGGGAATGCCTGTTTTCTCTTTTATCTTCGTGGCCATCAGGACTCCCTGACTCGGACCTGCAAGTAGACTTCTGGCGTATCACCGTCAGCCAGGGTGGCCTTGCAGATGACGACGTAGTCATTGTCCGCCAAGCCGCTGCTAATCCGGACATTCACTTTAGAAGACGTGACAGACGGCGTACCGATAGTCAGGGCGGATGTGGTCTTTTCGGTGACAGTAGCACTCGAAACACTGCTTCCATGCAACCTGTTTGTGAAGTCGAACGAATACGTTTCTCCCTCACCGGGAGTTTTTATGATGTACGACGGAGATCCGTAAACCGTATTTGGCATGTAAACCTCCAGCTAGGCAGGCGATTTAGTGGTCGTGATCTTTGTCCTGGCGAAAATCGTTGTCCTGACACCGGTCGGGCTGCGGGGTGGCGCAAGCCGCTTCATTACGCCACCCTTTCGGATGCGATAGTACGAAAATCGCTTTCTATAGACTCCACTAGCCACCGATTTCCTCGATGATTGCAGTGCCGCTCATTGTCAAGCTGTCGGCTGGTGCCGTCTGCAATTCAATGATCAATCTGTCACTGGGAGTAAGGGTGATCCTCTCTTCCGGTGTCGGGCGGTAATACAGGCCTCCCCTGATGTTGAAGGCCTCCGCATGCAGTTTAGTCCCCTCGGAGGATTGCGATGTATTATTCACCTCGCATGTTCCACTGAAGACAGCATCACCAATCGACAGAGGAGCTGGAGTAATAGTCGACCCGGCACTACCGGATGTCGAACCAAGATGGAAAAGGCAGGACAATTGCTCGTCAGCAGAATCACCAGCATCCGACGATTGCGTGACAATTACACTGTGGAGCACAACAACTGCGTCGGCAGATGCGTTGATTTCAAATAAGTCCTGAACGGCAGTTACCGCCACCTCTTCAAACACGCAAGAGTACATGCGACCCATAATTCACCTCACTAGTAAGTGGTTAAAGTTCCTGTTTCTATTTCGTATTACTACCGGAGGACCGATATCAACGACGAATAACTTGGGTAAAAGTGCTTTGCGCCGCCTCAGGGTATCCTTCCTGTTGTCCGCCCACCTCCGTGGCACACGGTACAATGTATAGTTGTGGCGACGTTTGCTGAATTCAATCATAACTCATCCTGACCCAATTTAAGATTGGTACCTCATCTTTCCCCTCTCTTCCGTCAGAGCGGTGATGTTCTCAAATGCCCAGGCATCAGCGCCTTCAGTTGCGGACAACCGAATGACAAAGTAAGGGTTCCGTAATCGGGGCCTTGTGAGCTGGTGCTGCTTTGTCCAGGTTCCCGAATGGATCACTTCCCCGTCAAATGCCGCTTCCGGAGACTCGCCTGACCTTATCTCGTAAGTTATCTTCCCAGAAGTATTTGCCAGAACGACATTGATCTGGTCTAACCTGCCGTCCAGGTACGAACCACGGCGACCAGTTGTCGACAAAGGACCAACGTCCACATAAGAAACACTCTCACATGCTTCCGACGTATCAAACGAACGAATGTCACCGCCTCTCCCGCCAAGCAATACATCACTCCTGGTTGGGCTACCGGCGGAATCTAAAGCATATGCAGAAAAGACGTCCTCGTCGTTTTCTGTGGACATCGGCCAGTATGTTGCCACGTTTCCAGAATCCTGAGTAAGGATCTGCTTAGTGTCCAACCAGTAGTGGCTTGAATCTCCTGCGGTATATGACGACACCCAGAGATGGACCCCACGGAACCTGGTGTCGTATGCCATGGAGACCCATTTGGCCGACGATACGGTAAATGGCGAATCCCCCTGAACAAACAGGAGGTCGGCAGGAAGTCGTTCCCTGGAGATCGAGCGAGGCGTGTCACCGCAACCTGGGGGCATGGTCATCACGCCGTCCTGAGTCAGGAAGAACAGCCACCCCTCTGGTGAGCGGCACCAAGCATTTCGGCCAACGATCCCCACCCGTTGCGACAGATTGTCCAGGGTGCCGCCAAAGTTGGGATCTGACCTGAGTGTCCAGATGCTGTTAGTGCATCCGAAGATTACGCAATCATCACCATGTGGGATCGCGGTAATAATCGGCTCACCAAGTTCAGCGGCAGTGGAAGTCTTGCCGCTAACAGCAGACAAGGCGTCAGTTGCATTGTAATCCCAGTCCAGGGGGTCGCCGGACCTGGACATGTACCACATGTGTGGTGTGTCATCGCTATCTGCCGGGGAATGTCTGGCGGTCATCAGCAACCTGTCGCGATACGCCAAGGCTACTGTGCAATCCTTAGGCGGGGTGCCCTCACTTGCCGAGATTGCAGAGACACTGTTGTCGCTGGGGTTAAACACCTTGATCGTTCCATTATCGTCAAGGGTCGTGTCTCCAATGTAGAGTTTCTGGTGCAGGGCAGCAGCAGTCAGGGGGCCTCCTCCCGTGCCAGGAAGCCCCATACTACTTCCACTGGCCGTGCCCCAGTTTTCTCCGTTGTTAGTAGAATAGTATGCAGCTCGGGCAACGATTGCAAAGAGGGTCTCCTTCCAAGTGCTACCGTCCAGCCATGCCACGCTGGACAGGCACCTGACAGCACCACCCAGGTTCTCGGCAGATTTGTTAATCTTAGCAAAGCCCGGACGAGAACCTACTCGCTCCCGGCCATCAATTGCATCGTCCAGCCAGACATTGTCACAGTCTGGTGTGGTGAATGGCGGATGCTCCTGATACGACCGGCGCTTGTACAGGCCACCCGCCGGTGCCAGTATATTAAAGACACTTTTGGGCATGGCGAGAGTATGTTATGTAATGTCAGGTTCTATGATCTGGTAAACAATCCCGCCGTTAACTGAAGTAGAAGTCACAACGGCAGCATTTAGTAGGGTATTCACTGTTTGCGTTTCAAACCAACCGACAGGGCAATACTGCAACGCGAAGCCGCCGGTTGCCGGCAAGCTGATAATTCCAGTCAGGTTGGTGCCACCAGCACCGTCCTGAAAGACTATAGTTCCAGCTATGTTTGCCACTAAGTACACAGCCAATACGCGAATAGTAGACCCCGCAGTTGCCGCCACTATCGTTGTGGTTGAGCCACTGGCGGCATTTATGTCAGCAAACTTAAAGGGCCAATCGGTTTCTCGGCTCCCAAAGGAAAATGGGGTTGAGTCAGCCATCAATCTCCTCCATAAGTTGTTATTCCGTCCGTGTATTTCGCCGGTCTGTACCACCGCCCAGAAGAGCCCGTCTGGCTGTCTGAACGGTCCAGGTTCTGTCCGTAAATCTTCGGCCTGAAAGCGTTTCGGTCGCGACTGATACTAGCCGCTAAAAGTCGCATGAAATTGTTTCGCTCGTGCCCGACCTTGCCGGTTTTCTTCAGCTCCGCGACAGACAGGCAACTAGCCAACATTGCCTCTGAGTGCATGTCGGTGCCCATCGGGAAACTCTTGTCGTCGGTCAGCTTCGGCTGGATCGCGTGGTACTGATAATGCAATGTGTATGTACCGTCAGGGACCGGCCAGACCATCAGGACTGCCCGATGCTGCGATTCATTCGTTGTGCTGTTCGGCTTGCAGGCAGCTTCAAATGGGCGGGAAGCTGGCGAGGAGCTGCTGACGTTCGATTGTCGTAAGGCCAGAATCCTTGCGACACTGGATATTGTCATGCCGTTGTAGCTGTCGTCCGCCTCGTCGTAGGACAACGAATTGCCCACGAACCCGCCATGATCGGCAGGCAATAGATAGTCTCCATCCGACTGGACGGTTACCGTGTCACTCACAACCTCGCCAGACATAGTTTCTACCGTGGTGATCGCATTCTCGGTAATCGCGTGAATTGTGTACGTGTTACCCGATGTCTTGAACTTCAGAGTCTTGCCTACCATCGACTGAAAGACCGTCTGACCTGTCGCTGCAAATGCGACCACAGTTCGTGTGTCCGGATCGTCAGAATCCGCCGTGTATTCCGTATCGCCCCACACGGAAATCGTGGACTCTGGGACCATGAACGACCATTCGTGTGCTATTGTCCCCTCGCCCGGCATTGGGGGAGGCACATAAAACTGCTTCAAGCCTCGCTGGATGATCGAATCAACTTCCCGCCGTTCCGACTGTGACCATGAGTTGGGGTTAGCACCGAACTTGAGGTATTCGGAAGTGCCGACCTCCTGCTGGAACCACTGAAATGTGCCGAAAACCGGCTCCGCGTCGGAGTAGGTTTCATCTTCTGTGATGCCCATCGCCTGGGCGTCAAGCTGCACGGAAGATGAGAGACGACTCATGAACAACTGAGAATAAGCCCCCATCTGGCCAGCTTTCTGAATCTCAGCAATGGACAAGCAACTTGCCAGTAGCGTCTCGGCGTGAATGTCTCCACCTGCCGGATAAAGGTTCTCTCCGCTCATAGCCGCCGGAACCTTGAGATACTTGTAGCTCAGGTTCACTAAGTCCACGCTGGCGTCAGGCTTGGGATAGAACAAGACCTCCCACTTCTGGGAAGCAGTCAACTCTGCCGCGATAGGCCGAACTGCTGCCCACTTTGGACTGCCTGTTGCGGGTTCGGCGGCGAGGATCTGGAGCAGTCGCTCTACTTCAATAATCGGAATCCGGCTCGTCCCTTCAGAAGAAGAATCGGCTGGCCAAGTGAACTCGCCTAATATCTGACCAAAGTCTTCAGGAAGCGTGTACCTGAAAGTGTCGTTGCCGAGAGGTATCGACGTAGTCGGACACAGAAACGACCACTTGTGCGGGCTGTTCTGCCCCTCCATGGTGGGGGGAAAATAGAATTGTTTAAGACCTCGCTGAATGATCGAATCAATCGACTTGTCCTCGGAAGTGGTGAACGTGTCTGGATTGGAATTATCAATCAAGTACAGACCAACCTCTTGCTGCAACCACTGGTACGTCCCGTAAATAACAGTGTCTACGTCATAGGTAGTGGCCCCCGCCTCCATCTCCTCCACTTCCAGGTCGGCCCGGTAACTGGCCATCAGCATCTTCTGGAAGATCTGCTCATGAACGTCAGCCCGGTCGTCCATGTCCTTCTCTGCCTCAGCCAAACACGCTTCGATAATCGTCTGGCTGTGGAGGGCACCGCCCAGCGGATACTTGTAGGAAGTTGTCAGCAGGTCAGGCGCTCTGACGTAGCGGTAATCAATTGAGTCTCCATCCCCTGCATTTACAATCGGAGTTGGATGGACAAGCATCTCAAATCGCTGGCCAACCTTGGAGGTCGCACTATCGCTGGAGTCATCTACATGCTTTGTCCGAATAGCGTAATAAAGAGGAATCCCCTCTTTTGCTTCCGCGCGCATAGCGCGCATCTGCGACTCAGGAACTCGCGTCAATGGGGATCTATTGCTGGTGTTTGCTTGGTATGTGACGCTGTCTTCGACAATATGCGCTACGTCGTCAGCAAGGGCATAGTCTTGAACATTCTCATCCAGCGTGACACTGTCAATCTTGCGTAGGAATGACCACTGGTGAATTTTCCCCTCAGATTCGATGAAGGGATAATAGAATCGACGTAATCCGTTTTCTACGGCACTGTCGATGTCCTCGAACTGTCGATCATCCCATGGGACAAGCTCATAGGGCTTCTCGGTGAAAGCTGTTCCAGTCGGCGATGAATCGTCAGTAAGTTTTAACTGAGTGTCTGATTCCCTTTTAGCAACAGGGTACTTGTAAGTCTTGTCCTCTTCCTCTGGGCTTTCTTGATGCGAGTACACAACGTACCCACTTGCTGCCCATGACGGCCAGATGCGAGTAGCATCAAGATTGTCGTCGAAGGAAACTAAGCCCCCCTCGTCTATAGCAATCGTTCCTTCACTAAACGAACGCTGGTAACCCAGAAAATAGGCTACCCGCTTCCTTAGATCCTGAAACGTAACGCTGAGGGTTGACTCGGCCATTCACTACACAGACAGGGGTACGGTGACAAATTTTGGCGTAATGTTCCGTTCGTCGTCACCTATTTGCACCAGACACTTCTCTCCGTTCGCCTGGACACTTATTAAGAAGCCGTCGTGATCGCGATTGCGGTACCTAGCCCTCACTGGGTCACCGGCCTTGATCTCGCCTCTCTCCCATAAATCAACCACTGTGGGCACAGGGTCGTATTCCTCCTTTTGAGGCTCTCCTGGTTTGTAGACCATTGCCAGACGGACAAGCGCATCCGGGGAAAGCCTCTGACCACTGAAGGCCCGGTCGAAATACCGTTTGTATTCCCAATAAGCCTCTTCAACTTCTGGGGGCAGCTCCTGACCTCCCGTCAAACCGCAAAGGTTCAGTAGTATCTGCTTGTCAAGTTCTAATACTTCGTATGACATATTTGTTCCTTAAAAACCCGGCCAGCGGCGGCTGCCACCTAGTTGTAAACCGCTGGCCGGGTGTGTTCCTACATGGGATCAATGCTGTTAGCCGACCACACCAGTATCAAGCTGGGCAACTCTCCACCAATCCATGGTGAGAGTGTCAGTGGCTGCACCTGCACCAACAGCTAATGAAATCACCGGACCTAAACCGATGTCATCAGGGAAATCAGTCCCAGCGGCAGCAGTAATGGTCTTGTCGGTAGCCTGAGCAATACCATTGATGTACCACCTCACCTGATTGGCAGTACCAGTGGTGGCGGGGCTAGGATCAAACTTCATGCCCAGCTTGACGTAGGTGTCAGCCACGAGTGCGCCAATAGCACCATTGGACTCCACTTCTGTAACGCCATTTGCTTTGTACGATGCGTTAAACGTGGTGGTATCGCCTTCAGGTTGCATGAACCCAACATAATTGATATCAGCCGTCACTCCGGATGCAGTGAGCGGAACGATAGCTGTAACGGCGGTTGTATCCATCAGCCCAATCAAAAACGAATTGGCCGTGGTGACAATATCACCAACCTTGATTCGTGCCTCAAACCAAAGCTCTCCAGCTCCCGCAACGATTCGGAATGGGTGAGATTCGGTAGTAAGAGAAACGGACTCACCATCAGTGGCCTCCGTCAAGACTACCGCTCCACCTATCTCGTCGTCATACGTGATAGTTGCCCCGGATGATCCAAACATTACATACTGACCGTAGTCCGCAAGTGCGCCCACGGTGCCGGTTGGGCCAGCCATGAGGAAGTCGTCGAAAAAGCAGTATCCCCCAGAACCCTGGCCCGACTGGCCCAGGATCTCCACCCAAGGGCAATCTCCCCAAATGTTAGGACTCGGCCCCCTGCTAGTATTGGCCGTAAACTGCGAACCATATTGAACTGCTGGGTTAGTCATAAAACTAAGCTCCTATGCGGCTACCACTCCGCAAACCCTTTCGGTGCTAATGCACCTGGATACTTACCGGGTCTACCATTACCCAGCACCTTTTCTCGCCATAACAAATGACGATGGATAAAGAGCCGGGGTGGATGGTTTTCCACCCCGGCTGGAAACTCTCGTCTCTTACGCGGTGTCAGCGACCCAGTTACGACGGGGGTCGATACACAGGAAGTTGTAACTCAAGTCAACAAAGACCTGCCAAATGTTGTGCTGATTGGGAGACTGCTTGGCGTCACTTTCCCTCAGATAATCACCCTGAAGGCAGACAGGATAGAAAGTGCTGTGATCCAATCCATACCAAGGATTGTTCGTCACACTGTCTAGCTGCGGCACCCAGATTATTGGGTTATTCCTGAAAGTCATTGTGCCATCCATGGAAGCCAGATCGCGTCCTAGATTTTCGTTCTGACTTTCACCCAACTCTTCACATGAGGTGATCACCGACTCATTCGTGTAGTTGCGGTATCTCTGACCGGTCGTACCACGATAATCCTGGATCGTAATCGGTGATTTGAATCCAGTCTTGCGATGCGCGGTACGCAGCTTCTTAATCAAGTCCGCCTTGGTTACGGAAACGTAACGTGCGGTGTAATTCTTGAAGCTGGTGGTGTTGTCGCAGTTGATACCACCCTTGCTGGTATGGACACCTGGGTTTCCACCAGCAAAGCCAGTGGTCCCAGTACCCGTACTAATCCAATACGGCACCCCGTAAGGTTCCGTCTTGTTGGAGACAGCAGGAGATGCCCATGCCTTGCTTTCCAGCTCTTCGACCAGATCAATCATGGCCGCAGCACGGCGGGGTTTAATTACATTGAACACAAGGGATCGGCCCCTGTTCATCAATGTCTCCTGGTAGATGAACGCCCAGGAAGTCTGTGCGTGCCGCCAGGGGATCGTTAGCTGCTCAACTACGTCCTTGATGGTCACCGAATCGGTATCCATCAGGCCAACGTGCTTTGCAGCACCGGTTAACTTGGTCATCAAGGTCCGCTGAATTCCAATACCGGAATCCATTGCAACTTTGTGCTTCTTGAACCATGAGTTGAAAATCTCATAGTCCTGAAGCGTTTGAGCAATTTGTTGAAACTTCATGCGACCCAGTTCGTCCAGCGTACCGGCTACGAGGTCGCCAATGTCTTTCGCAGTTAAAGGCATGATAGCCTCCTGTTATTGTTTTCAATTAGACGTCTTGATTGCCCGTGGTTTGATCCGCATAGACCGACTCACCTCGCTCACGGTAAAACTGGTCTGCGAAATCACCCGCTCTTTCGCCGGGTGTTGCAGATTTCGTCTGCCGTGAAGTGGGCCGATGAATAGCTTTGCGTCTCTGGGTTGCTGCCTGGGCTCTCACGTCCCGTCTTGTTGCTTGGTCAACTTGATTTCCCCAACGGGCACGCAAGACACGGTCTTTGTACTCGTCGAACGTAGAAAGCTGGCGACCTGCCTGATCGTCAATTTGCATCTGGGATTGGTAATCCTGCTCCCATTGCAAGCGGTTTTGCCGCTGGATTCCGTTTGCAGGTAAATCAACCATCCGGCCTGTGCCGAAAATGGCTTTATGGTCTTCCGACAAGCTGTCGAAGTAGCCATCCAGTTGCTCTTCGTAGGCAATCGCCTGCTGCTGACGGACCCCGTTTAAGAATTCGTCGGAACCTTGTAGTCGCCCTTCAATCTGTTCCTGCTGTTTCAGGATCTGATTGTGGTTGTGATCATTGATCTTATTGAGCAACTCCAATACCTCTGGCTCAAATTCATCAGAGATATCCAGTTCCATCTTCTCAGGGGTCCACTTTCCAGAATCCGCCGAAGTTTCAGGCGGTTCCTGTTCCTGGTTCGGTGTCTGTGCCGCCGCCTGAGCCGCTTGGTTTTGGCCAAACCGCTGCATAGACAACCGATCAATAGCACCTAACTGACGGGAAAGATCATCGTCAGTTCCGAAAGAAGCCATGTCATCATCGGTTAGACCGTAGATGTCCTTAGCTTCACGTACCAGCACTTCCGATAAAGCGGGAGGTTCGTCGACCGCATCTGGTCCGTCAATTAAGTCCGGATCAGGGCCAGCACTGGATTCAACTTGTTCTGTTTGTCCCTCCGGAGCGCTCTCGGTTATCGAGTTCTCCGGTTCGGTTGGCATTCCATCGTCAAATGGAGTCTCTTCCTCAAGTGGCATCGTTTACTTTCAATGCGGTGGCAGCCTCACTGAAAGTTGTTTGTTACTGCGTATTTCCTGCTACTGGTTCTATTTGTTAGTCGGCATCAACGGTTATTGGGTTGAAGTTAGCTGCTGTGCTTGTTCCTATGTTGGCGTATAGGCAGGTTGATACTCCTGGGCCATCTGTGTCCATGAAGAGACAGCCGGTCGCGTAACCAGACACCGCCCCAGGAACCGTCGTGCCGGCGGCTATGAGAATGTCTCCACCATCTGCCCTGGCGATAACGCCAGTAGCGTCTTGGACCGTATGTGTAGCTGACATCTTGTGCTCCTTCTAGCAAAACAAAGAAAACTTATGTGACATTTAGCCGAACCTGTGCAGTTTGTCTATACTACTCGTCCAAATCGTATCCCCTGCGGTGGGGCGGCATGGGGTCGCCGTAGCCACCGTTTCTGTCATAGAACTCAATGCTGGGGTGCATGCCAGTCTCTTTTCGGTGTCTGGCACTTTCAAACTCGTAGCACCCGACATCGCTGCCCTTCCGCACAAAATTAGGCTTCAGACCAAGACTTTCCATAGTTGAGTTTGCTTCATCCACTTGTTCTGGAGAAACAGCGAAAGCATCGGAACGTAAGGGCCACTGAGGTTTCAGGCGAACCTTTTCTGAACTCCTGACTTCCTCAACTTCACCATTTCTCTTGTTGTATCGGAACACTCTTTTACGAACAGGCATCAAACATATCTCCGATTTGAATGTAATGGCATTCCACCAGCCCTCGTCCCGATTAGTTCGCTAGTGCTCTTCCAAGGCCTAGTTGGACGCCGCCTGTAACCCTGATACCCAGAAACAGGTCTCCTTGTTGGCCGATTTCCTCGTCCTGTTAAGAAGTTGGCCATCATGGAGCCCCTCGGGAAACTTTGTCCGGTGAGGTTTCCCTTCAAGGTATTGCTGAACTGTTGCTGCTCCACGGACGGACCTACCAGAGTACCCGGACGAACTTCACCGTAAGGCCTAGACGTCGGAGCAGCAGCTGGTTCCGGAGAACCCCCACCACCAAAGCCGAAACTACCAACCACAGGGAGACCTTTCTCTTCTGTACTGGGTCTCCTGTATGTACTGGGTCTCCTGTATCCCGATCTAAAAGGATTCTTTTGACCTGGGTTATACCGATCCCACGCTTCCGCAAAAGACGCATCCTTCTGAGCCTTTGTCGCGCCAGGTGCAAACCTAATGTTAGGCATCTTGGGCAACTTGTTGAATGTATCCATTACCGCCATAGAACGTGGCCAGTCTGAAGAAGGGACACGAGTCCAGCCTAGACGCTGGTCGGATGGTCTACCGGGACGTGGCCCAGGGGCGGGACGCGGCCTGCGAATCGGTCCACCACGGTAGCCCCCTCCGGGAATGTCTCGAAAGGATCTCCCGCCTAGTCCGAATCCCCCAGGTCTTGGACCTTTGAATGTGGTGCCAGTGCCAATTCTACTCATCGCATATATCCTTCCTAATAGTTTCCTTCCCACATAGTCTAGCGCGGCCCGACCATAGAACCATATAACGTGGAACCCCCGTACCCGGACTCAGGACTCCTTGCCTCTTGCCTTTTCTTGTGCCCCCCCTTTGCCTTTGTTTGTTGAAGCACTGATGGCCGCCAGCCCCTGGGATCAGGCTGAGGTGGCACTGGGGACTGTACGAGCGAGGGCTGCCACGGCGCTTGCTGGGGAGGAGGAGGTGGTACTGGTGTTACTGGTGGCACTGGTGGCCGCACGGACGCTAAACGTGGGTAATAAGCCGAATCGAAAGTGTCTAGCCAGTTCTGGGGACCAATATGATGCCTCGGCCCTGGTGGCATTGGTGGCGATGGTGGCTGCACGGACGCTTGCCGGGGGTCAGGTCCAACTGGTGGCCCAAATGGCGGTGGCAATGGCCCGGATGGCATAGGGCTCAGGGGCCGGGGATCAGGCTTCGGCCCAGGCCATGCTTGCGTGGATTGCCGTCCAGTGAAGATTTGAGCAGCTGGATCAAAGTTCTGTCGCATCAACTCGCTAGGGGGAATCCCAAGAGGGTTTGTCATCTGCCTGTTCAATTCGCTTATTTCGTCGTCAGTATACGTGGGTTCGAGTTCAATCGGTGAGGGCTGTTGATCCAACTGATACCTGTATCCATTTCTCTTGGATGCTCTGCCATTACTCATTGCATCTGTCCTCCCTGCTCGTTTCCTTTATTCCCATTAGCGAATAGAGACTGCTGTATCATCTGCTCTTCCGCCGGCTTGGCGGATGGACCGGCCCGGCTGATCCGCTCGTACCGGCGAGTTGTCTGGGCAGGGGCACCGCCGCGTCCAGCTGGATCTACCGGCTGGGCGGATTGCTTGAAGTCCAGAATGTCCTCCAGCTCCTTGACGCCCAGTAGCTTGGCCACCTCTTTCATGTACTTCTTCTGATCGAATTGCATGCCGGACGGGATCACGATCTGGGTCATGATCTCGTTGATCTTCTGTAGCTTCTCTTCCGGGGACATGCTCCGCTGCGAATACGGCTCAATATCAAAATTGTACTGGGAGAAGTCGCCCTCACGACTTTCAGGGGTCCACTTGAACGGGAGTTCAAGAGTGCCCGACCTCTTTACCAATGGGATTTCAATGTAAGGATCTTCCCACAGGTACATGGCCAAGTCTTCAAATACCTTGGCGTTGAAGAATGACAGCTCCTGACGCATGTCGTCCACTAACCTGTTGGCACCCTGAGACAACATCTGGTCCTGGCCGACCGTACTCGTTTGGGCGGATAGACCTCCTATCGCATCTATATTTCCCATCAGATAAGTCAGCATCTGCTTCGCCTGGATCGAGAAGCCCAGGTTCTGTTGGTCGACTCCACCGTGCCTGATCTGCTGTATGCCTTGCGGGTTATTGACAGAAACCAAGTCCCCGTCGTTGGCATTCTTGATAGTGTTCCCATCGACGGTAGCCGGGCCACTGACAACCGTGAACTCCTTCTGCCGATCCGATTGCCGGACCAGCTTCCTCCAGATACTGTTGACCCCCTCGGACAGGTCGATCCACTGCATTACCGGTGCGATTGGCATAATGTTGTCCGGCACCGGCTGGAACCGAAGGAGATGATACATCCCGCCCTCCGGTCCTTCCCACTCCCTGATCTCCAGTGGAGGGCCGTGATTGCCACCAGCCTCAATGGTCATGAACAGGTTCTCGCGAGGGAGCCAGATGTCCCACAGGTCCACGAACTTACCAAACTCGTCAACCATCACCTCGCTGCCCTGCGACAACGATTCGGCACCAGCTTCCGTCCCGCTCCCAGGGCCGAATGACGACTTCTCTCTTGGTTGCAACTTCTCACGTCCCGGCCCGCTGAATACTTCCATGGCCATTTCGTAGGGCATCGAGTACCTGTCGCCAGCGTAGCCAGCCCGGCGATAGTCCTTGGCGGTCATGTCGTGGACCCAGTTGTCAATCGTCACCAGATCGGCAAACGGCTGACCAGCGTCATGGTCTACGCCCAGGTCGTTGTCCGTCTCGCGAACCTCAAGGCCTACCTTGAGAATCCCCATAGATAGCATCGCTTCCATGACTACCAACTTGAGCGTGGCTGCGTAGTTGATCTCTTTAGTCAAGTGGTTCAGCGCGATCTCCATCTCATGGGCAGCCGGCTTGAGATCCGGGAACATCGTGTAGACAGAAGTCTTCGGCATTCGCGGCACCAGCTGGCGCAAGTAGATACTGATGGCCAGCCAGATCATATTGAGGGGAACTCTGTCCGAAGTGGAATCAGAATAGTTGTTCCCTACGAAATGCTTGAGCGCATGTAGCCTGTTCCGCCGGAACGGCCTCAGCTGTTTGAGTGACCAGTCCATCGACTTGCGAAGGTCACTCATCTTCCGTTCGTTCATGAACGATTGTGAAGGTTCTCTCGCAACCATAAAAAAGGCATGCCGAGGTGCCGGCCCCGGCATGCCTTGGAGGTGCCACCTGTGGGGCGTGGTGGGCGAGGGACACAGGTGACATGGGAAAGATTCGCCTTGTAAGTTCTAGTAGCCACCACCTTTTGCGGAAGGCGGCTTATTCCCTCCGCCAGTTGTGCCACGGTTCTTATCGCTATTCTCGGTCGGCCCCTTACCCTTTTCAGTACCGCCCTGCTCTCGGGCGACAGAGTTGGCAATGGACTTCATATGCTTGTCTGGATTTGGATTCTGCATGAATTGATCTCCAAAATGTCAGTGCCGTCACTCCCACACATTTGTTCACTAACGGCGGTTTACCCGAGCGAGGAGACTATGTCAACCACGGCTACCATGAAAGTTGCTTTTGTTTGCTAGATTCCCATTCGTTCCTACGAGACAAGAAGCTGCCGGGCACGCCGACATCTTTGATCGTTGGGCCGTCCGCCGAGCCC